TGGCGATAGAAGAATTAACGGCAGAAGAATGGAGTGTTCTTAAGTTACGTTATTACAGCGATATGACACAACATGAGGTGGCGGATATGTTAGACAAACACCAGAAGTGGGTGTCACGAAGGGAGGACACTGCCTTAACCAAGTTACGAAAGTCAGTTCTGTAACAATTTGTGATGTCTAAGAATTAGAAAAGTATCCCTATAGGTAAGTGTAGGGTTTACATAAGTTATGACTTTAGTTACTTCTACTATTAGTTATAACATAAGAGAGGAACTTAAGTATGAGCTTTGAAGATAGAATTAACTTGGATGGTCGCCAACCTGTTGTGTTGGATGACGACAGAATTAACTCTACAGGTTACGATAAATGGGTAGAGGAGGGGTTGTCGTTGAATCGAAACTACTCTGATTATAAGTGGAACCTTGGTGATTGGTGGAACAAGGGTCACAAGTACGGTGATCGTAAAGAACTTGTTAACAGTGATGGCTGGGATGGGCCAAAAGAACAAACTTGCAAGATTTCTGGTGTTGTTGCAGAAGCCTTTGAAAAGTTCCGACGTCGGAACCTTTTGTCTTATGGACACCACGCAGAACTAACGTCTTTGCCTATCGAAGAGCAAGACAAGCTGCTAGAAGAATGTGAAACTGAAGGACATTCTGTTATGCGTCTGCGTCAACGTGTGAAGGAAGTTAAATCCTTCTTGTCGCAAGGTTGGACACAAGATCAACTGGATCGTCGTCGTAAGATTGAAAAAGGTGGTGTAGCTCTAGCAAACTTGAGCAAGGGCGACGACGGAGAACCTATCGACAGCGCACTGCTATACTGGGCTGAGGCTGAGGGTTGTGACGAAAAGATCACTCGTGGCACTGACTGGGGAAACCCTTTCGTTATCGGTGAAGACGGTGATCGTGAGACTGTCATTGAGAAGTACAGCAAGTACCTTGAGATGAAAGATGGACTGCTACACCGCCTTAAGTCTGGTGAGCTATCTGGTAAATTACTTGTGTGTTGGTGCTGTCCAGATGGGTGTCACGGTGACATCTTGATGAAGAAAACAAAGGAGGCAAACAAATGATCTTGGAAGATTTTGTAATGTTAGGGAAGACAGCACCTGAGACGGATCGTCAGGGGCGTGTGACAGTGTGTAGCGCAGGGTGGTCTCCAGAGCTACGTCAGTTGGTTCGTATCTACCCCCTCGCAGTGGAAAATGCACCACCAGATTTTTCTGTGTCTCGCATTAAACTTGAACGTAACTACAGGGACAGTAGGCACGAGAGTTGGCAGATAGGCGGTGAACGTGGTGTTAATGTACACTCAGGCATAAACGCTAGGTTTGAGGTACAGAGGATACTTAACGACAGGGCAAGTCTGATCGACCAAATACCTGTCGTTGAGAGTATCTCAGAGGCAAACGCAAAACGACTGTCACTTGCTGTAGTTCAGCCAGAGGTTAAGCCTAACTTCTATCTCCAGAAGAATGAGGCCAGAGAGTTTGTCAAGAAGCGGGTCGGTAGTAACACCTTCAAGTATATACCACGTCTTAAGTTTGATCTTGCGGGTAAGGTGCATAGGTTAAAGTATCTCAATAGAGAGGTGTACGAAAACATCACGCCAACCAGTAAGACTGACTTCTGGAAGATTTCTGGTAGGTTTAAACGTAATCCAAAGCTGCTGATTGGCAATATGTTTGCTTATCGCAATAACTGGCTGGTCATTGCAGGTCTTGATGTATGAGTGAACATGCACACCAACCCTGTCCATATGAAACGTGTGGCTCTTCCGATGCCTTCAGTTATAACACTGATGGCTTCGGCAAATGCCACGCTTGTAACCAAGGCTACCCGTCCAGTGGAAAAACATTCGAGTGGGCTAAAGAAAAGTACCCAACAAAAGGAGGAGGTGATTATATGTCGTTTACACCAAAGCTGATCGAAGATATATCAGACGGTCAGTATTCCAACATGCGTGGCATCAACAGCAAGACGATGGAGGACTTCGGTGTCCTAACTTACGAAGATCGTCAGGAGTATGTGTACCCCAGCGGGGGAATTAAAGTTCGTAAGCTAGACGAGAAGGGCTTCTACGCTAAAGCAGGTTTCAAGGGTGATGAACTCTTCGGTATGAACTTCTTTACCGCAGGTAGCTCCAAGATGGTAACTATCACTGAGGGTGAACTAGATGCTCTCTCAGTGGCACAAATACTCAAGAGTGGCTACACCAACCCAGTTGTGTCGTTACCCTCTGCTACACCCTCTAAGAAGCTCTGGGAGAACTGTGCGGATTGGCTCAATAGTTTCGAGAAGATCATCCTGTCGGTTGACAACGATGACGCTGGTAATGCTCTTGCTGACCGTGTAGCAAAGCTGTTCCCTAACAAGGTCTACCGTGTTGACCATCGACCATACAAAGATGCCAATGAGTTCCTACAGGCAGGTAAGGCCGCTGACTTCAAGAGTGCATGGTGGAACGCCCGTAAGTTCACACCTGAGAATGTGATGAACAGCACACAGGACTTCTTGTCGTTGTACAAGGATACACCTGAGTTCCAGTATGTACCAACAGGTATCCAAGCGTTAGACGATAAGATCATGGGTCTCATGCAGGGTCACTTCACGGTAATCAAAGCGCCCACGGGTATCGGCAAGACGGAGATCATGCGGTTCCTTGAGTACAATATGTTACAACGTGAGGTTCCTATTGCTGCATGGCACTTGGAGGAAACTAAGCTACGATCACTGTTAGGTCTCGTGTCATACGAATGTAATGACAATCTTACACGCAGGGATTTAATTGACGAGAAGGGCGCAGAGGATCAGGTGATTGATGCTATCGGTAAGCTGACGAAGGACGAGAACTTTTACCAGTTTTACCTTAGTGATGGTCAAGGTGCTGACGATCTGATCGACCAGATACGTTACTTCGCTGTAGCCTGTGGCGTTAAGTTTGTATTCTTTGAGCCTATCCAAGATGTACTTGTGGGTTCATCTGACGAGAGCAAAGAGCAAATGCTGGCTGATCTATCGGTGCGACTATCGAAGCTGTCTGCTGAGTTGAACGTGGGTATCGTAACTATCGCCCACACTAACGATGACGGTCAGATGAAATACTGTCGTATGATCGGACAACGTGCCTCAGTTATCATTGACCTTAAGCGTGACAAAGAAGCTGACGATATACAGGAGCGCAACACAACGTACCTGTCTATTGAGAAGAACCGACCCTGTTCAGAAGAAGGTAACGCAGGGATGATGCGGTTTAACACTGACACCTTCACACTTACAGAGGTAATGTAAAATATGACAACAGTATTCGACATTGAAACAGACGGTCTATTAGATGAGTTGACCAAGATTCATGTCATGTCTTGGTCTAATGACATGGGGGAAGTTAAACATACCCATGACTACGATGAGATGCGCTATGTATTACTCAACAGTGAAACTCTGGTAGGCCACAACATCATACGCTTTGACATCCCAGCGATAGAAAAGGTTCTAGGCATTGAGGTAAAGGCTCGTTTGATCGACACTCTAGCGTTATCTTGGTATCTACACCATGACCGTATGAAGCATGGGCTTGAGGGCTACGGAGAGGACTATGGAGTGCCTAAGCCTGTTATCAAGGACTGGAACACCCTGACACCACAAGAGTACGCCCACAGGTGTGACGAGGACGTTAAGATCAACAATCGTCTTTGGCGTGACTTAAGCATGAAGCTGGACAAACTGTACAAAGATGCAGAGGCAGATAAGGATCGTCTGATCGACTACCTTACATTCAAGCTAGACTGCGCTAAAGAGCAAGAGACCCTGCGGTGGAAATTAGACGTAGGCAAAGCTCAGGCAGCCTACGATGAGATCATGTCACTAAAGGTAGAGAAGGTTGAGCAACTGGCTGATGCTATGCCTAAGCGTACCCTCACTCGTGTAGCATCACGACCAAAGGTCATGCACAAGAAAGACGGTAGCTTATCCTCTCATGGCGAGAAGTGGATAGACCTATGTAAGGAGTACAAACAACCCGAGACAACCATGCAGTTTGTCGTTAAGACAGGCGAAGAGCGTGGTAACCCCAACAGTAACGACCAAGTAAAAGACTGGCTATACTCACTAGGGTGGAAGCCAAGAACATATAAGTTTCTCAGAGATAAGGTGACAGGTGATGAACGACAGATCGAACAAGTTAGAAAGAACGGGGAGTTATGCTCAAGTGTCAAAGAGCTTGCAGAGGTTGACCCTGCTGTTGACCTTCTTGATGGCCTTACAGTTCTTACTCACCGTGCTGGTATTCTTAAGAGTTTCTTAGAGTGCCACAAGGATGGT